TGGAAAAAACTGTCTTGTCGCTTCTACTACCCATACAAGCTCTGGAGCTTGGAAGGTGATTTCCACTTCCGAATACACATATCCCTTCCAGCCCTCTTTTGCAGATTTCAAAACCTTGCATCTTAAATATGCACCATTCACATACAGCTTCCCGTAGGTGTCATTTTCTGCATCAACCGCAATGATCCGGTATAGCTGCTCCATATTTGTTTGGAACTCTTCCCGCTTTCCAAACACATCAATTGTAACTGTTTTCTCATATCCGTCTGAAGATTCTGACCAGTCCGCATCGAACCAGTCAGTCTTCGTTGTACGAAAAGGAGCTTTTAAAAGATTCAGCTTTTCGCCATTCATATTTTCATAATATACAATCATACCTGTGGCACTGCTCCTTTCGGTAATGGTCTGTCTATCCGTTTCGTATCCAGGAATACCGGCTTATTACCATTTTCTTTTGCAATCTTCCTCTGGATACGTTCAAATCTGTCGTAATCAAATCCCTGATCCTTAAAGATCGGATTATTCTTTATTCCACCAACCGTTTTATCTGGATTAACGGATGTCGTAAGCTGTACACTTCTCTGCAGGCTCTGGATTGCTTTTTGTACTCCGGCATTCATGGATCCGACCGGAATATTCTTCTCAAATCCGATTCCCATACCAAGAGCCATCATCTTACCAACCTGGTCACGGAATACACGGGATGGTGAATGAATACCAAGTTTTGATTTCACCCAATTGAGTGCATTATCCGCCGCGTTTGCAGCTGCTTCTGCCAGGCTTTTTGCCGCACTTGTTAATCCACTTGCAATTCCCCGGACAATGTTCATACCAACACTGCCCCAGTTCACACTGGTAAATGCATTCTTGATCTGGCTGATCATGGATGGAATCTTACCAAGCAACGCCGGGATTCCCTGTACCAGTCCGACTGCGAGCTGTGTGATGATCTTCACACCAGTTTGTACAATCTTCGGCAAATTCGTAATAATCGTAGATGCCAGCTTGCCGATGATAACCGGTGCTTTCGCTGCCACCTGCGGAATCGCGTTTGCAATTCCCTGTGCCAAGCCTTCCATTAACTGTAATCCGGACATAATTAACTGTGGCAGATTATCAATCAGTGACTCAACCAGAGTCAGGATTATCTGTACCGCTGCCGGAATTAACTGCGGAAGCTGTGCGCCCAAGCTGCTCACCAGAGTTGCTATGATGCTTGCGCCTACAGAAATAAGCGATGGTAGATTTGCTGTAATCGCATTCATCAATCCCAGTATCAGGGTTGCACCAGATGAAATCAGTCCCGGAAGTGCTGCTGTGATCCCGGCTCCAAAGTTGGATATGACCTCTGGTCCTTTGGTCTGCACCAGAAGAAGAATCTGATCAATCTGTGTACCGAACTGACTATAAACCAGTCCAAGACCGGCTACAACAACAGCCGCAACTGCACCAAAGTTCATCAATCCGACAAATGACGGAATGAATCTGCCTACCATTCCGAGTACGCCTTGCAGGGCAGATCCTATCTGTCCGCCCCATGCCCCCAGATAACCGGCGGTATCTCCAAGCAGTGAAAAAGCACTTGTAATTCTGGGAATCTTCGATGCTATCGCGGATCCGATTTTCCCAACTGCCCCACCAATTTTACCCGGAACACCGGAAACTACCTTGCCGATCTTTCCGACAGTAGCTGACAGTTTCGGAGTCAGTACCTGAAACGGTCCTGTAATTGCACTGCCAAGCCCTTTCAGGCTACCCGTAAAATCTTTCCGGAAATTTGCAGCCGATTTTGTTGCGCTTTTGAATCCCTTCGGAAGCTTTCCGAGCTCAGACAAAACACCCGTTGTAATTCCGCTGAATCCCTCAACGGCTGTCTTTACATTGCCGATCTGGGATCCAAATAACGAAATCACCGGTCCAGCTCCCGCAAGAACTGCCGCGGTCTTGCCAAGATTCATGAGCTCATCCGTACTCATGTTCTGCAGCTTATCGGTTAACTTACCAACACTATCCGTAAATCCCTTTAGTTGCGGAACTGCATCTCCAATTTTTCCGGATAAGGATTCCACCACATCCATTCCGGTCTTTCCCAGACGCGGGATCATTTGACCAAGATTATTTAAGATATTCTTTGCCGCTGTCCAGAATGTATCAACCAGATCGTTCGCACTGATTACGCCAGCTTCAAAATTCTCCCAGGCAGCTTTTGCAGAATTAACAGAACCTTCGATTGTTGTGGATGCTTCTTTTGCAGAAGTCCCTGTGATTCCAAGATTTTGCTGGACTTTGTGAATCGCCTGAATCATCTGATCAAACGTTACATTATCCAGATCTTCTATCTTTTTATTTAAGATACCAGAATCATTGATCAATCGGACCATTTCCGATTGCGTACCACCATAACCTAATTTAAGGTTATCCAGCATCGTATAATTCTGCTTCGCAAAACCTTGATAGGCGTTTTGAATATCCTGCATATTCGTACCCATCTTATTGGCATTATCTGCCATATCGATGATCGCCATATCTGCAATCTCTGCAGCCTTTGCAGTATCTCCGCCTAAGCCTTGTAATAATGAAGCAGAAAAGCTTGTGACTGTTGACATATAATCATTTGCCGAAAGCTGTGCTGTTTTAAACGCATTGTTTGCGTTCCTAATTACTGTCTTGGCACTGTCTTTAAATAATGTCTCTACACCACCGACCTGCTGCTCCATATTGGCAACTACGCCAAGAGAAGACTTTACAATCGCCGCTGCTCCAGCTCCTACAGCTGCAACAGCTCCGGTCATTGCCTTGCTGACTACGGATAATCCACTTTTTCCAAGACTTCCTAGCTTATTTATGCCTTCATTGAACCCGCTCTCATTGATTTTGGTATCAAAATTCAAATATCCATCTGCCATACTATCATCCTTTCTGATAGCACGGCTCAGGGGCTCACAAGTGCTTAATTCTTAATTTTTATCTCCACCTCCCGTCGGCATTTGCGGCATTTCACATACAGTCCGCTGCACACTGCAGTATCTGTGTAAACAAGCAGATGCTGCCCGCAGTACGGACACGGATACCACTCACGCCGTGTCGGTATTTTAATTTCCATCATGAGAACATATCTCCAATCTCATAATCATCCAGTTTCCGCTGTTTCTTTTTCAAGGAAACAGCTCTCTGGATCTTCTTGATCCATTTGCGTTCGTCCTTATCCCGGATTGTTCCAGGATCAATCGAACGGTACATGATCCGTTGTTTAATCTCCGTATCATCCGGCAGCCAGTCAAACAGGCTCCGGAACTCCCACCAGTGCATATAGTCGATCTGCTGCAGATCAATTCCATACGCTTCCCGGAATGCTGCATAAATACAGCCGGCATCTTCCGAAAAAGAAAATACCGGCTTTCCACTTTTTTGCTGCTCTTCCTCTTCATCTTCTGTGTCATCCTGGTACATCCTTTTGCACATCAGGAAATCTCCGAGCGCATAAATCGCAGCTTCAATGTCTTCCGGAATCTGATCCAGATACCACTGCAACAGAAGCCCGCATTTAATCCGCCACGGAACCGAGTCGTCTTCAACCAGCTCTGTAAAGCGAATCCATTCACGGAAATCTGTCGCAATCGGGTAGTACTCCCCGTTGACCCGGACCTCTTTCGGAAACTGCTCATATAAAATATTCATCTCTTTTACCTTCCGGTATTGGAATATTTTCCTTTACCATACTGTTTCTGGTAGTTCCTTCTCTGCTGACGGTTTCCATTTGGCTGTGGCTGCGGATGCGGGAACTGCTGCGTTGTATTCTGGTTTGGCATATACTTATTGTATTTGCTGTCCAGTGCATTTGCTTCTGCTGTTTCAAAGTCGAACAATGATTCAGCCGCTTCGTTACACAGCTTGATGCTGTTCTTTCCGCAAAGGATACGCTCCCCGGCTCCATCGCCAAAAAGGGTATCGAAGAACACATAAAAACAGCTACACTGTGCGCGGATGATATCACTATTTTTTCCAACTACCGGAACATTCTGCTCTGCTTCATGCATTGCTGCTTTCGCTTCATCCAGAGCGTCCAAAAAATCTGCATCTGTAAAATCTACTTCTGCTTCAAAATCTCCAAATTTCCAAAGGCTCATAGGCTCACTCTCCTGTTTCTTCTTTATTCTGCGCCGGCACTGAATGTACAGGTCTTCCATCCGTCTGTAGTGGTGGCAGTACCCTTTGTGATCTCTCCTGCTGCTTTAAAGCTGCCTTTGTAGATCAGGGCATCTGTTCCATCACCCTCTGTATCCGGAATAACGCTCCACGTTCTCTTTCGTGCAGTACAGGTCGTCTCAGAGGTCTTCTGCTCAAACAGATCTACAACCACGATATCAACCTGCGCTTCCGTTCCGAGAATCTCATCATCGGTAATTGCGGCAATCTCTCATGTACCGGATCATTGGTATACCGGTCAAATTCATAATCGATCGCCGGCGCATAACCAACTACGTCCGATCTTTCAGACGCTTCATCCACATACTGTCGGCTGTACTCGGTTGAGTTCTTTCCATCCGACAGAGAAGTAAAGCCCGTCATTCTGGTAAATGTCTCTCCTGATCCGTCAGTATCCATAAAAGCCACTCTCTTATGTCTGCCAACTAATTTCTTCTCATTCGCCATTTCTTCACACTCCTTACTTATAAATCAATCTGCAAATCATCTGATACCGTCCCAGATCGACCTCTGTACTAAATAAATAGCCGGACTGCAGCACTTCTACTCGGATAGCATCATGCCCGTCCAGCTCCGGAACAATATCATTCAGGTTATTCTGTTCTGTCCACTCTTCAAAGTTCTGATAAAAACCACTGTTGGCAATACCGGTTCTGGCATCCCCATCATAGGCTTCCTTACTTGTCAGAGCGAACTGGAACTGCTTCAGACAGCTCCCGTCCACATATCTCTTGTAAATGGGATCTGCTCCAATCGGATCAATGGAATATTCCATTCCATTACCTAAACGATCAATATTGATCTTCCGGTTATCGATATCCGGATACATCCTCACATATTCCCGGATGCTCTCAATAATCGTTTTTCTTTTACTGTCCGGCAAGTTTCTCAGCTCCTTCCCTGATGGCATCTTTGTGGCTTGCCTTCATTGTCTCAAACCATCTCGCCTTGGTTTTATGCTCGTAATACTGTCGGCGGGCATATGGGGCAAGGTATTCGATGGATCCGGAACCAATCACCGTGCCAAGCGTCCCGGACTTGATCAGCATTCCGGTTCTTCTCGGTGTCAATGGATTCATATAACGCAGACACTCCGAATCCACGAATGCCTGCGCCCTTGAAAATCCCTCCGCTTTTTTCTGTGCAAATCCCGGAGCCCATTCAAGCTTTGCTGTTACCGAGCCATCCTTACCAGTCACGGTAAACACACTGCCTCTAGGCGTTGTGATCCGGAAGTCTTTCTTTCCTGCCATCCTATTCGCCTCCAATCCGCCAGTGTGGAGTTGTACCGAACCGGTTATCCGACCAGCTTGTTACCTTGCAGTGCTTCTGGAACACGGCCTTCAGATCTGCCGGCCTTTCAATCTCAATCCAGCACTCTCCCAGGACAATCTGATCATCGTTCTGGATGGTCCAGTATCCATAACCGCCACAGCAGGCGAACTGATCCGGCGGAAGATACTGCCCTGCTTCCGGAATATCCGCAGGAATCCGAATTTTGTAAACTTCCGCACTTTTCAGTCCGTTATCTGTAACTGCAGTCTTATGGTCCACATAGACGTGGACACCATGCAGAACAGTTCGGTTCCAGGTATCGTAATGCGTGGAATCACCGCTTATTCTGTTATAAACAGTCACATCCGCATTTGTGATCACACCGCATCCCTACCTTTCTTGACAGCCATCCAGCAGGAAGAAGATAAGGATATACCGCATCATACACCTTTTTCTTCACCATCTCTTCCGCTGTCTTTCCATCCGTCTGCTCTGTGACATAGGTCACACTGTAGCCATCGTTATTTTCTGACTTCACCAACGGGGTTCCTGACTGTTGCTGCGCATTGTATTTGTAATAAACCTCTGCTGCAGCACAGGCCGCATCCTTTACCATGTCATTTTCTACGGAAAAAATATCTCCTTTCACATAGGTCAGATGCCGGATATAGGCTTCCGCCTGCCTTTCGGCTTTTCGGAAGTCCTGTTCCGGAATGGTTCTTCCTCCATATTCATCTACATAATATCCATACGTGATCTGCATGGATTATCACCTTCCCTTACTCGCCAGCTTTCAGAATTGCAAACGGGCATCTCTTGGTTTTATCGGTCTTCAGTGCGTTAATCGGGTTTGGAATTTCCCATCCGAGACGCATTACTGCACGAAGCGCAACCATATCGTTCTGCATCAGGTTGTATGCGATTGTGCCATCTGTATTCTGGACAACGCCTTCCGTAAACAGCTTGAATGTAATATCCTGTCTGATGGAATATACCAGCTGTGAGAAATCTCCGGAAATCATAAGTGCTTTCGACTTATCAAACGCACCATTATTCGGGAAATTCATCGGCGATCCATCCAACGCGTACTGTGTTGTTCCCTGCAGATCCTGTTTGAACAGTGGATCTCCATTTGCATTTTTCAGTCCCCTGAGTTTCGCCCGCATGGAAATATCTGCCATGTGACCGTTTACGAAGTATCCGCAGTCTTCGACATGAGCGATCACACCATCTTCTGCCATGATCTTGTCATACAGGCTATCAGATGATCCTAATGTTACGACTGCATTCGCTTTGGTTGCAGTTGTAACTACGTCTTCTCTCCATGTGTTCGGTTTATTTTCACCGAACAGCACTGCGCTGTCGATAACCTTCCCAAATGCTTCTGTAACTCTCGGTTTTACTTCTCCCCAGATGTCATACTCAGAATCATCCAGAACTGCTTCCGGAATCGGAACAATAACCGCAATTTCTTCGGCGGTGATAAACTTCTTATCCCATGCCTGCTTTGTAGTTTTCTTCTGCCCGTTATCGCCATTTACGAAATAAGCGATCGGCAGCATATCCAGTACCGGCATTTTGTACTGCTTGCTTGTCATGTTCGCCAGCTTGCGACCCCTTGACAGGACTACTGACTGTGCGATCGTTCCCTGGATGATCTCATTGGATTCCTGAATTGGAATCAGAGACTCTGCTCCGGTACGGTCAATGATGTTTGCATCTATGTCAAACAATCTTAAATTCATTCTTCTATTCTGCATTTACTCTACCTCCATTATCTTCTCGCGGCAGCTCTGATCCGGTCATTGATGGAAACGTTCATGTTTCCGCCAGAACCATTTGAAGCGTTACCTGTTGAAGAATCTGCAATCCGGTAAGAACCTCCACCGGCAAATCTCGGATTCTCTTTCAGGAACTTTTCTGCTGCCTTTTCAAATGTCGTTTTATCATCTACCATTTTGGAAACCTTGTAAGTCACATAGTCCAGATCATCAGCCTTGACACCTTTTCCGGATAAGAACTTCTCGTTCTTCATCTGCTGGACTTCATTTCTGGAATTTTCCAGATCCTGCTGCAGCTGTGTCACATTCGGCTGACTTGCAGCTCGATCTGTTTTAAATTTAGCGATTGCCTGTGTGACCTCATCTTCTGTCATACCCTGACTTCTGAAAAAGTTCGCAAGCGCGGCTCTCTCAGATTTCTCAGCACGTGAACTTGCAATTTCTTCCAACTGTTCATAAGTATATGTTCCGGTACCATGTGCTCCGGATGCGCCCCCAGCGGATCCCTGACCGCCGTTTCCAGTCCCGGCATTTCCACCCTGTCCACCAGAGCCAGCTCCTGTGCCGTCATCAAAAAGCTGTAACATCATTCTCTTTTTATACATCGTACTTACCTCCGTTTTGCCTCGACAGGCTCCCGAGCTTTTTACGCCTTCACGTTTTGGGCATAATAAAAACACCCTTTCGGATGTTTATTTCTGAAATTCTATACAGTTGTATTCCCGGTTGATATCTGTAAGCCCCAGGAACCATGAATCCACCAGAAGTTTCCCACCATCTGACAGATCTTCCCATTCGATCACAGTCATTCCGCTGGCTGTTTCTGCCCTGATTCTGTCACCAGTCAGATCTTTCAGGGAATTGATCAGGTTGCAGGTCAGTGCTGATACTGCCGCGCATACCCGGTCAATCCCATCCGGACTCTTCCTGCCGGCATGACCATTCATACAGATGCTGTGATCTGTTATTTTTATT